AAGGAGCATCTCACTTCGTTCGTGAAGGAGAATCCGGAGTTTCTCCCAGCACGAATCGCCGGTGGTACCGGTATGACGGCCAATTCCAAGGCACCCACGGGAGGCAAGGACACAGTTGACTTGGAGCGGATCCGCCCAGGTATGAGCCCGGAGGAGATGCAGCGGGTACGAGAGGAGATAGTGCGTGTCGCGTCGCAGACTCTTAAGGGGATGTAGTCAACCAAACCGGCTCAACGGCCGGCAATACAAAAGGAGAGTGAATGGCAGCTATTACTTCAGCTAATGTTGCAAGCGCGATTGTGAAACTGGTGGCGGCGGACGCCTTGCCGGTACTAGTGAGCAATCTTGTGATGGGAAACCTGGTAAACCGCGATTACGAACCCGTGCTTGCGCAGGCCGGCGACACGGTCAACGTGCCAATTGCACCTACGCTCGTGGCGAATAACATCGCCGAGGGCGGGACGGTGCAAACGCAAAACCCCAATTTGGGAAATGCGCAAATTGTGCTGAACACGCACGCCGAATCCACTTTTTTGATACCAGACGTGACGAGAGTGCTAGCGGTGCCGGATTTGCTGAAGGTCTACATGGAGCCGGCAGTGGTAGCGATCGCTGAGCGCGTAGAAAGCGATCTGCTCAACCTATACGCGGGCTTCACGGCAAACGCGCCGGTGTGGACGGCAGGTACGCCTATAACAGAAGCGGTGATCGACGCAGCAGAGACTGCGCTCTTTCTCGCGAAAATACCACCCACCGACCAGAAATACTTTGTGGTGGACGGGTCGACCTATTCGGCTTGGCGCCAAATCCCGCGCTTTAGCGAATTCCAGACCGCAGGGGACGCTGGACTGCAAGCGCTTGTAGGCGGCACGGTGGGAAAGATCAAGGATTTTTTCGTATTCCGTTCACAACTGGTTCAAAAAACCGGCACAAGTCCGGTTACCACTCACAACTTGGCATTTACTAAGAGCGCGATCGGTTTAGTAATGCGACGGCTTCCTCAGCCTCTGCCTGGCACGGGAGCTATCGCAGAGTACGCTGAACTGGGCAACTTTGGCATGCGAGTAGTAATGAGCTATCAGCCGAACACACTAGCGCAGCAATTCACAGTGGACGTTTTGTACGGGTGCGGTGTTTTGCGCAATGCAGCGGGCGTCCAGGTAAACACTTAGTTGGACGCTCCTGGGGCGAGGCGCCGGGTTTTCGACCGGGGCCTCGCCGCAACACGAAAAGGAGGGACGAATGGATCTGAGGACCTACTACCAAAAGATTCGAGATATCGAAACGAAAATCGAGGAAGCGTTCGCCATTGTGGTGAGCCTGGAAACTCCGGACGGAGGGAAAGTGGGCACATTTACAGAAGTACCGGCAGCGATAGCCGCAAAGATGTTGGTGGATGGCAGCGCGCGCCTTGCTCTCTCCGAGGAAGCGGTCGAGTTTCGAGCCCAACAGGCCGAGGCGGCGCGGGCAGCGGAGCAGGAAGCGGCGGCGGGCCGCGTGCACCTTTCCGTGGTGCCTACCAGCGAGCTGAACCAACTGAAATCAGCAGTGCGGACGCTGCAAGGATAAGCTACTTCATGGCCTTGTTTACGGATGGTTGCATTTCCGATTTAGAGGACCTGATCGCACTGGACTCCCAATTGCTCGATGTGGCTACCGTCGAAGGAATCGACGTCACTCGGAAACTTGTGTCGGCGCAAGACGAAATTGGTTTGGAACTCATCACTCTACTGGATAGGTTGCACTTCACAGATCAGCCCTTTTGGATGCCACCACAGCCTCGACTGAGTGATGTCGTCGTTACGAAACCCCTGAAGCTCTGGCACACCTATCGCGCTTTAGAGATGGTTTATAGCGATGCGTACAGCAGCCAACTGAACGACAGGTACGGCGCCAAACGGGATCAGTTTCACAAGGCTGCGCAGGGAGCGTTAGAAAAGCTGATCCGAATTGGAGTGGGCGTCGCTTCCTATCCTGTGCCGCGAGCACAACCGCCGCAAGTTACCCCAATACCCGGAGGCCTTGCAGATGGAGTCTACTACGTGACGATGGCATGGGTAAACAGCGCCGGCGAAGAAGGAGCGAGCGCCATACCAGTGGTCACCACACTGTCAGCGAGCACGATACAAGTGCAACCGACGCCACCCCCACCGACGGTAGCCGGCTGGAATTTGTACGCCGGACACGCGCCCGATAGAATGGTCTTACAAAACAGCTCTCCGATTCCAACCGGTGAGATGTGGATACAAACAGGTGCGCTTGCCCAGGCAGGCAACGCACCCGGAGCGGGACAAGAGCCAAACTATTTGAAACCCATTCCGCGGATTTTACAGAGGGGTTGATGGCTGGAAAACTGGGCAGTGCGGCCACGGCGACAGTCATTCAGCTCATCACCGCGCCGGGCGGGATGAACTTCAGTCTGGCCGCACTTAGCGCGCCAGACAATTTGCTTGCTAAGCCGGTAGATGCTGGTAGTGTTCTCCCACAAAATATCGCATCGGACCTGGCTGAGAAGAGTCGCCCTTTAAGCTATCCTTCGATCAGCGTATATTGCGAAAAGATCTCGAACGACCTCACAGAAAAGTTCCGCAGCTTCTCTGGAACAACGCAGGTCGCGATTGAAGTAAGACATTCGCAGGACCGCCTGGACGGGCTTCAAGAAGCGCTGGAACTCTATGTCGACTCGATCACACAGGTTTTAGACGCGAATCGCGGCGACTGGGGAAACGGCATGTTTTTTACCGGCGAGTACGAAATTGCGCTCGGCCCCGTCAAGCATGGCGGCAAGAACTTCATTCAGTCGGCGAAGATCAGTCTTTCGATCGGAGTAAGCAGAAGCTAATATGGCATCGTACATCTCCTCGAATGCGAACCGGTTCTATACCGCACTTGAAAGTTCCTACGGCAGCGCCGCAACGGTGAATTCGCAGAACCGAATCCCAGCATTGAAGCTGACCGTTCGCAACCAATTAGAAGTCACGCAGAGGAAGGACAAGACGGGGAGCCGGACGTTTCCCGGACTTCCCCCAGGCGGCCGGCGCCGGACCGATTTCGAGTTGCATACCTACCTGACCAGTTGGCAAGACACTACGGCCGGACCGAGTTACGGCCCCCTATTTCAGGCAGCCCTTGGTGGACCGCCGATCGCATTCGCCGGTGGAACCCTCAACGCCAGCGACTCCAGCGGGAGACTTACCTTCAGTGCTCCTCACGGTTTAAATGCCGGCCAGGCAGTCGCATCTGGAGGAGAAATCCGCTTCGCGGCCGCCATAGTCGATTTGAACACGGTACAACTGAATGCTCCCTTTACTTTGACTCCTGCGACCGGCGCACCCATCACGGGCACCATGACTTATAGGCTCGCGACAGAATTACCGAGTGTGAGCGTCTATGATTACTGGAGCCCAAACACGGCGATTCAACGGATGTTGTGCGGAGCGGCGATAGACCAGATGGAAATTCTCATCAACGGCGATTACCACGAGTTGCGCTTCAGCGGCGTGGCGCAAGACGTTGTTGACACGAGCAGCTTTTCCTCGGGCGCGGCGCAACTTACAAGCTTTCCTGTGGAGCCAGTACTGGAAGCATTCGACTATTCGATAGTACCCGGAAATCTGGGGCAGGCATGGCTCGGAACCTCACCGGCCCAGTTCTTCACGATCACCAGCGCATCGGTTCAGCTCACGAACGGACTGGACACGCGCCACAAAGAATTCGGGTCTAATCTTCCACGCGCGATCTCTCCCGGAGAGCGGTCAGTCAGCGCAACATTCAATCTACACGGACTGGATGATGACGCCACCAAAGGGCTTTACCAGGCGGCGAGACAGCAATCTCCAATCACAGTTATGTTTCAGATGGGCGAGGTGGAGGGGCAAGTCATGGCAGTGAATTTGAAAAGCGTCATTCCGGTGGTGCCGGAGTTCGACGATAGTCAGAATCGCCTCCAATGGAGGTTTCGGTCCTCGCGAGCGCAGGGAACAGTTGACGATGAAGTGGCGGTGGCATTCGGATAACCATGACTTACGAAAGCTCGGAGCTGATTGAGTCTCAGTTGGCGCAGGGCGTTACTTTTACGATTGCAAAAATGTCCTATGGACGGCGCGTGGAGCTGATGCGCAGAATACGGGAACTGTCCCGCAGGTTTGAATTTCTTAGTGCCGGCTCAGAGCCAGGCGACAAGATGGATGCGGCGCTACTTGAAACCGAAATCAATCGCATGCACCTCACTTGGGGGCTGCTAGCGGTGTCAGGGTTGACATTGGACGGCACGCAGGCAACTCCGGACTTACTGGCGGAGAGCGGACCAGAGGATCTCTTTCACGAGGCTCTCGCCGCAGTTCAAAAGCAGACGGGCTTGACTGAGGCGGAACGAAAAAACTGATTGTCGCCTTTCACTTTCACCTGTCCAACCAAGCCGGTTGGAAGTGCGACATTTGCCGACGATCCGGCTTGGAGCAGAAAAGGCACTGTGGTTGGCTGAACTTGGACCACCATGACTCAGCCAAGCCAGTCTGGGCACGACAACAGGTATCTCTCACCACCTGCCCCAAGTCATACATTACCGGCGAAAGCATGGCGCTCCTGGAAGATTTTCTCGTTCGATACCGCTTTGGAAGAGCGAACCTGGAACACATGACGGCACGCGAAGCAGATGCATTCCTAATTTTGGAAGAAGCAGTGGCGACGGAAATCAAAGATGGCAGGCACAACTCAAGATAAACTATTTGAGCATTTTCGCGCGATTGCCGCGGGCTCAATGGCAAGTACCAGCGGCCCAATTCAATCGAAGAGCGACGATCGGGTTGGGATAAGCGGCTCGGACACGAGCATACCCATCATTGGAAGCCCCTTGCCACCCGCAACCTCGAGCCGAACTTCTTCCGGTGGCGGTACATCGGGTTTCGCCCTGGCTTCGGGATTGATCGGAAGCGGCCTTGGGCTAGTTCCGTTGGTCACGGGGCTGATGGGTTTATTCAGCGGTGGCACATCAGCACCTCCTCCGTTAACTAAATATGCGATGCCGCAAAGACTTGACTTCATGGGGGCAGACACGGGCAGCGGTATCGCCGAGATGGGCTACGACCAGGTAGGCATGCCGCGGCTGTCCGGCACAGCAGTAGACAGCTCGAATGGAGCGCCATCGACTGCGGCAAGTGCAGGCGGGTCTGGGAACGCCGCAGCACCTCAGATCAGCGTAACGGTACAAGCCATGGATTCACAGTCCTTTATGGATCACAGCAACGACATTGCGCAAGCCGTGCGCCAAGCGATGCTGAACCTAGGCTCCATTAACGACGTTATTGGCGAACTCTGAGATGGCAACGTTTCCAACACTGAAGACCGGGGCTGTTGCTCAATATCCGGCTTCAAAAAGCTTGCGTTTTCAAAATCAAGTGCTGCGGTTTTTAGACGGCACAAGTCAACGCTACCGAGACTCCGCGGGGATGTTACATAGCTGGGATATTCTACTGAGCCAAATGGATGAGCAAGAAATGGCGGAGATTGAGCAATTCTTTGTCGATAATCAGGGGTGCTTCGCCAACTTCACATTTACAGATCCTTGGGACAGCCAAGTTTATCCAAGCTGTAGTATCGCGAATGACGGGCTCGGCCTGACTTTCGCGGGAGAACTGCGAGGAGCCGCTCGCTTGAGAATAGTCGAAAACAGGGCGTGAGCCATGCTGGTGTACCCACAACTAGCGAGCGGAGCCTTAGCTCAATTTCCGATCGTAAAACACCGACGCCAACGAACGGTTGTGAATGCGCTGGCGGATTCGACTACGATCAAGCTGGCAGATCCTGATGGCGCCGTCATCGAATGGAAGCTAACATATGCCGCCCTGTCGGATAGCGAGGTCGCTGTCTTGCAGCAGTTCTTCATAGTAGCCGAGGGAAGCCTGAACGGTTTCACTTTTCTAGATCCTGCAGCAAACCTGCTCTCCCGGAGTGAGCAACTAACAGATTCGGTCTGGACAAAGGATCCCTTCCTTGCCGTTGCAGCCGGAGTAACAGACCCAAACGGGAGTAGCAATGGGTCGCGAATCAGCAACTCCGGCGCGGGACCCCAGACCATCGCGCAGACATTGTCGGCACCCGGAGGGTATTTGTACTGTTTTAGCGTTTACGCGCAATCCAGTCAGGCCGCGACTGTTACTCTTCATTGTGGAACGGCCCGCATCGGTTGGAAACTGGGCACGTCCTGGAACCGGCTGTCACTGACGGGATCCGGAGACCCCGTCTCTCAATCGATTGTGTTCGGCGTAGAACTGCCAGCGGGGGCGGTAGCAGACATTTTCGGCTTGCAAGTTGAACCACAGCCTTCTGTTTCAGAGTACAAAGCGAGTGAAGCTGGCGGCGTCTACGAAAATGCGAACTTCCGGGACGATGTGTTTTCGTTCACGACAACGGGTGTCAATAGGCACTCCGCGATCGTAAATATTATTCATGCAAACAGTCTTTGAGCTGAAGGAACAACCGGTCACTGACACTCCCATTCTAGTGTTCGATTGCCTTTTGCCCAATGGCCAAGTTGAACACTGGTGCACTCATGGGTTGACGGTGGGCACGACGACGTACTCCGCCCGCGTTCTGCAGCACAGCGCATTTGACATTCAGACTGCTTCCGATCAAGATGTGGACGGGAGCCCCCGCATATCGGTGCTGCTTGCCAATGCCGACTCCCATTTCTCGGAAATCCAACAATCGTGCGGTTGGAAGGGCGCCACGCTGACTGTCGGCTTCGTTTTCTACGATCTTCGAAATAAAACACCGCTTACCGACGCGGCCGTGATCTTTCAGGGAATCTGCAATCCCCCGGATGAGATTCGAGAATCGACATTCCGGCTAACCGCTTCGAACCGGATGAATCTGCAGCGCCTTTTCTTGCCGCCCATACGCATTCAAAGAAGATGTCCGTGGCAATTTCCCACCACACTGGCCCAGCGAACCGAAGCCGTAGCTGGCGGGGCCAATGGCAAATACTCTCTATATTATCGCTGCGGATACTCTCCGGATGTTTCCGGCGGCACGGGTACCCTAAACAATGGACAGCCATTCACCTCGTGCGGATACACGCGACAAGACTGTCAGGCACGAGGTATGCTGACGCGGTTCGGCGGAATTGAGTTTGTTCCTCCCACAATTGCAGTTCGACCTTACGGAAAAAACTGGCAGGACTCAGCTCTTTCGGTGAACCAGGCTCGCTATAACGATTTCGTGCCGATGGTATACGGCACGGCTTGGATGACGCCACCCGTCGTCTTTGCCCGCAATGATGGCAACCTCACCAGAATGGAAGTTCTGTTGGGAATCGGTGAAATACAAGGCGTGATCACCGTATTGGTCAACGACGTCGAGATCCCGCTGGGAGTCTCCGGAAAGGACATGACGGGAACCGGGTGGTACAACGTTCTCACTTTGGGGAGTCGCGACGGAGCCTTTGATCTGAATTTCGTGGACTCAAGCGGAAAGCCGACTAGCGACCCCTATGGCAGTATGGCATACCTGTCCGTCGTCGTCCCGACGAGGCTGAGTAGCGGCACGTCATTACCGTCCGTGAAGGTTTTGGCGCAAGGCTTGACCTTGCCAACCTACTCTGCCGATGGCAGCTACTCGAGCGATCAGTTTTCGAGCAATCCGGCTTGGATTCTACTGGACATTCTCCGGAGGAGCGGATGGTCGGCGGCCGAAATCGACATTCCAAGCTTCGCCGCGGCGGCGGCGTTTTGCGATGAGCAAATCAACGCGATCGATTTGAACGGTAACGCGATCACTCTCCCACGGTTTCAATGCAACCTGGTTCTGCAATCCCGACGCAGCGGCGGAGACGTCGCGCGGGGAATCCGCAACACCGCTCGACTCTACCTGACATACGGGCCGGGCGGCTTACTGCAGTTGCGGACGGAGAATTCAGTAGCGCTGCAGCAGCCCGCGAAGCCGGTAAACTCGAACAGCACGGAACCGTTGAATGAGGGCTGGCCTAGCTACGAGTTTGGCGATGGCTCGACCGGGGTCTCTGGAATTCTTCGAGGACAGAATGGGGAGCCGAGTGTCATCGTATCGTCGAGAAGCATCGCAGATACGCCGAACCGAATTAGCGTGGAATTCCAAGACTCACTGAATGGCTACCAGCAGGACAGTTATGAGTTGGTAGACCCAGCCGACATCGCACTGGCCAGTCAGGAGGTCTCTAGTACTCTACAGGCGCTAGGAGTTCCGAACTACGATCAGGCGGCACGGATTTTGCAATTTAACCTTGATAAGTCCATCCACGGAAACAGTTACATTCGTTTCGACACAAGTGTGAAGGCGATGGGAATTCAGCCGGGCGATCTTATTACAGTTACGTACCTAAAGGAAGGCTTTCAGCGGCAACCGTTTCGCGTCCTGAAGATTTCACCCTCTACGAACTACCGGACGGCCACTATTACTGCGCAGATCCACGACGACGCCTGGTACCTGGACACCAGCGGGCAATCGAGTTCTGCTGCCGGCAACACCTATCAAGGCGTCGCGGGAATTGGGATGCCTAAACCGCTCCTGGGGAATGTGCTGGATAGTAACGGCAACATTCAGTTTGGAGTGGTGGAGTCGACAGCGAACAGCAGCGATGGCACGCCGCAAATAAGTGTGTCGGTTAGCTTCGTTCCCCCTACTACCGCTACGGCCACTGGACCAGGGATACCGCTCATTAGCCTGATCGCGGCTGTGGGCGAAGGCGGGACACTCGCGGGCAGCGAGATCTTCTACTATGCCGTTTCGGGTGTTGATGCATTGTCACAAGAGAGCGCTCTTTCATTTAATGTGCGGGCGGTGATTGCGAACGATGGAAGCAGCGTAACACTATCCGGCCTTAGCTTCGCGCCGGGAACGAGCACGTTTAATGTATACCGTGGTGTATCTCCAGCACAGGTTTTTCGAATTGCTTCCAACCAAGCGCTCGCTGCTCAGTTCACGGATAACGGGCTTGCGAATCAGTTGATTGCTCCGCCCGATCCTAATTATGACCATGCGAACTTTTACTGGCGCATGGAACTCCAGCCGGAGACCGCCGTCACCGTTCACTCTCCGACTACGGTAGGAAATACTGCGTTGGGAATGGCCGTCAACCGCTATCAGGGCATGAGCCTCCGAATCACTCGAGGTACAGGGCAAGGTCAAGAACGCGTAATCACATCGAATGACGCGGCAAGCCTGACCATTTCACCGATTTGGGCTGTTGAGCCAGATGCGACCAGCTTCTTCGTAGTGGCTGCGGCTGGCTGGTGTCTCGGCTCGAAAACGCAGAGCAGTCCGGTGCAGTTCACAATACCGAACCTATCTGGAGAGATGGTTCAACTAACGGGGCGTTCCGCGAATGTAAATGATATCGAGTGTGCTCCGGAGTTGTCGATCGTGACGCGCTGGCAGATTGGCGGGGCGGGTGTGGCCGATCGCGCGGTGCCCGCAGCACCGTTCTTTGGTCTCGCGGCTAACCAGACCGGCGGTGGCATAGTCGTTAGCGGTCTTTCCTTTACAGACTTAACGAATACCCGGTCGATATCGTCGGCCACACTGACCCTCAATTACTGGGACGAACTGCAGGGGTCATCGCTCCCACTCGGGGGCAACGTCGGCCCTGCCGACCAGCTTCTGAGTTTCAATTCTGCCGGGTCCGCCCAACTGAATAGCCTGCTTCAGATTGAAGCAGAAATTCTCCGCGTCGCAGCTGTTCAAAACAGTGGCCTGCAATATCACGTCACGCGGGCGGCGGCAGGTAGCCAGGCTGCAGCCCATACGGCCGGTGCGACGGTGTATCTCCTTACGAGCCAAACTGTGATAACACCCTTCCCACCGGAATTCTTTGGCAGTCCTTACAGCGGGAATTGGAGCTGTCCGCTTCCATTAGCTGATGCGCGCGTCGCCAGCGCTGATCTTTTTGTCACGAACGGCATGGGAAACAGCCCCACCACTAGCATCTGCTTGACCGGAACCACGGACAACGGGATTCGCACTCTTTCGGGCGGACAGTACTCGATTCAAGTGGAAGGTTACCTAGCCGTTAATCAGGCTGCTGCTCCGGTTTTGATTGTGGAACGAGCCCATTCGGTGCGAGATGCGTTTGCCGTTCTGGGGAGGGCGGCTGATGCGCCCGTACAGTTGCAGTTGAATTTGAACGGGTCCGCATATTGTCAGCTCGCGTTTTCGACGGGCGCCATCATTTCCAGCACGGTTGACGGGAAAACGCTGGCTCCTTTGACTGCGGGAGCACAGCTGACTCTGTCTGTTCTTACTGTGGGGCAAACCTATCCCGGATCTGATCTCACTGTCCTCATCCGACTCTGATGGGAGAGCAACTTCTCAAATTGTGCCCTAGCCGGGACCTGCAATGCTATTTTTTACTTCCTTCCGCGGTTGCCGCGCTCAGCGAAGCCAGCGAAAGTGGATTCACCGTTTCGGGTTGCTGGCGGCAGCAATTCGATTGGGCTGTCGTTGAATGGAATCGCGACAACGTCTTCGAGCATCCGGCGCTTCGGAATTTTCCGGACGGGGACCTGAGCGGCATTCACCTTACCTATGAAGAAACCCGCACTAACTGCATCGCGATGGATTCGACGTGGTATCCCACGGTTGATTGGCCGTACTTGCGAATCTGGGCGGAAGCAGGCAGTTCCGAGACCGTCTATCAGGTACCGCTGTTTAACTATGCCACCCCGGTTGCAGGCAACTACACACCAGCAGCGGTCAGTTTTCAATTGCAAGGTACACCCACGGCAGGGGACTATGTAGAACTCGCCTGGCTGGACCAACACTTCAACTATAAGTTAACGACGAATGACACGATCGCAATGGCGCTCGCGGCCTTGTCCAGCGCAATCAACCAAGCACCGGGAGCGGGGGTCATAGCAACGGCAAGCGACGCTCAAATCACTTTGACCTCTACCGGCGCCAGCGGGGCGAACGGGAATCGAGAGTCGGTGTCTATGGGACGGTCCATGGTACGGGGACCGAGTCCTGGGTGCCATCCTCAAGCCTGTTCGGCGGAGGCACCTCCCCTACACGATGGAGAGTAGATCTCGATTTCAGCAACCTGAAGGACCTCAAAGGGACTCCGGTACCAACCTCGAATGTGCGGAAAATGCGATGGACCTGGGCGGCGGATGTCCAATCCGGCAGATATATGAGAAGCGAGTTTTCAGTTGCAGTCAGCAACTGGACAGTGGCGGGCACGAATCTTCAATACACTGTAGCTGGGCCGGGCAGCCGACGGATCGAGGACGACGCTCCTGAAGTGAAGTTTCAGGGCAACTGGACCGAGGCGCGGGGTAATTACTCAGGTGGGTCGATTCAATCAGCCGCGACACCCGGATCGCAAGTGTCTTGCACGTACTTGGCCCAATCCGCGCACTCACTTTACTTGGGTACCAGACGCGCCGACTCCGGTGCGCAGATCACCGCCAGCGTGGACGGTTCGTCTTCCCAGGCGATCAACCTTCAGCTTGCCGGCGAAGATGTGCTGGCGCGAATTCCACTGGGCCAATTTCCGGCGGGCGCTAACACTATTACGCTGACACACACCGGCGCTGCGGGCACGTACTTCTACTTCGATTTCCTTGAGATTGCCGTTCCCGCTCTGACCCTGCCCACTTTCCCGACCAATCCAAGCACCACGTTGGCTACTGATTGGGATACAAGCCATTCCCTGGCCCTTGCACCGGAGCGGACTGCCTGGCTAATTCAAACGCTCGGCTTCCAGGGCCGCGCTAATCACTACGCAGGGGCCTTGTGGTTCTACGAACTGTACCAACCCGGGATGGTTTATGCTTCTGCAACCGTACAATTTGCTGGTACACCAGAGTGGAGCACACTCACGCAGATCGCTTTGGGTGCCACAGTTCTTACCCATCAGAACCTGATCGGCGACACGACGGCCAGTATCGCTACCTGCTTTGCACTGCTGATCAATACCGGGTCTACGGGTGTATGGGCCCAAGCGAATGGCGCGACGCTTACGATCACTGCGCGTGCCATGGGCAGCGCGGGAAACACCATCACCCTTACCGTTACTACAAACAGCACGCAGTTCACAGCACAAACCAGCAGTGCTGCCCTAGCGGGTGGTATGGATGGCCTTCCCGAGGGGCCAGACGGCACACCGTGGCGAACGGATCTGAACTCTTCACCTCGGCTTAACCGGGCGGCGCGCGATTGGAATCGAGGCTTTCTTGGGGCTTTGAAGTCATACGGCATCGACGCGGCGGTTTCGTTCAGTATGGAGTTGCAGCACGGCGATGACAGCCTGACGACCGCCATCGCGCAGCGGTATCCGGATGGCGCTCCCACCTGGGTGAATACTCCGGCTTTGCAAACCAACTTCGGACCCACCAGCACGGCGTTTTGGCAACAGGTCTACCTCGACATGGCAGACGTCATGGCGGAAGCTGGAATAGTTCCGTACTTGCAGTTTGGCGAAGTCCAGTGGTGGTACTTCGCGGCTGCGTCCGGAATGCCCTTTTACGATGATTACGCAAAGAGTGCGTTCCAGAACGCCTACGGCCAAGCTATGCAGGTAATACCAAGTCAGAACTCCGCGCCCGGAAGTTTTCCGAATGAGTGTGCTTTCTTGCCTGGACTCATCGGACAGTTTACGGACACGATCATGGCGTTCGTTCGCGAATCGCACCCGAACGCGCGATTCGAAGTACTTTATCCCCCAGACGTAAATGACACCCCGCTTAACCAGATCATCAACCTTCCTCGCAACTCCTGGACGCCGGCAAAGCTCAACTGCTTTAAGACCGAGAATTTTACTTTCACGGGAAATCGGGACTTGAACAATGCGCTCGCGTCGATCGAGTTGCCGATGTCAATGGGATTCGCGCGGTCGCAGGCGAGTCATCTAGTCGGCATTAGCGATCACACGACGCCCTGGGAGAAAGAGTGGAACCTGAGTTTCGGCCAGGGGGTGGAATCAGTGGTGCTCTTCGCGCTGGACCAGTTCTGTCTGATCGGCTACAACCCCAGTTTTGGGACTGGATCTGCGAGAGCCTTGTACATGGGCGGGTAG